GCGAAACCGTTTGCAGGGCTTGCTGCTAGGATTCGCAACGTCGCCAGGAAGTGCATTGAGCCGAAATCCAGTCCAGGATTTCCTCTCTCTGTGCTCTCCCGGGAGAACGGAATCCTGCTTGAGTTCAATGAGGACCTAGTGGTCTTCGCGGTCATCGAGCGGATGACAAAGTTGTTACATTACAAATTTACCGGTAATGAAACTCCTAGTGATTTGGTAAAATTAGGGCTGTGTGATCCCTGCAAAGAGTTCGTTAAATTTGAACCGCATAAGTTAAGCAAAATTTTAGAAGGAAGATATCGATTGATTACCTCTATGAGTCTTATTGACAATATCATATGTCGTCTGTTGTGTTCCCTTCAAAACGAAACTGAAATAAATGAGTGGAAAGATATTCCTAGTAAACCTGGCCTTGGTCTTAATGATGAAGGCTTGCGTGCTATTAAGATGTCTGTCCTACTTATGAGTAAGCTCGGCCGTATTGCTGAAGGCGATGTTAAAGGCTGGGATTGGAGCGTCCAAGAATGGGACTTTATAAATGACTTCCATAGAAGAGTTTATTTATGTTCTGGATATGGAACTGTCTTTGAGCATTTGCTCTACGCCCATTTTCGTTGTATGGCTAGAAAAGTCTTTGTTTTAAGTGATGGTACGATGTATCAACAGTTATTGCCAGGCATCATGCCTTCTGGGTGGTATAATACTAGTAGCTCTAATTCAGCTATAAGAGGAAAGAACCATTATATCATTGCTGACCAGAGAAAATTTGACCCATGTGTTATAGCTATGGGAGACGACTCTTTAGAGAGATGGTTTCCAAAAGCTGTTGAAGCATATTTCGAATTAGGAAAGAATATGGGTATGTTCAATGAAGTTGAACCCACAGATTTTGAATTTTGTAGTACTCGTTTTACGGGACCTTTAGGGTATCCTGTTAATGTAGACAAACAGTTATTCAATATACTGTCGAAGCCTCCTGAAAACCAAGTGGATGGATCGACTAGATATAGCCAATTTGCGTATGAAATGCGTTGGCACCATGAGCGGACTGGGTTATTAGAAATAGTTAACAAGTCTGGGTGGTGGGGCTCTGTGCGAGATGAGAGTGGTGTTGTTATGTAGCAGCATCAGGCGGTTGGTAAACCGCCTTAACAAAATTATCATTGGGTTTGCTCACGTAATGGTCCAAAATCTCTTAGAGTGCTAAACAAAATGCCAAGAGACTACACGGAACCGTCCTTAATTTTATCGGTTGTGAGTCGATGAATAGTCCCATTCAGTCATTGTGGTATCCAATACAAATGACAACGAATAAAAGTAAATCAGGTAAGGTGTCCTTTAAAACACCAACTAAGCAAGCACCTCCTAAGAAGAAGGAGGAGCCCAAGAAGGCTGCGATGATTACTCGTCAGCCAAGTCGCTCTGGTGGGGGCGGCGGAGCTTTGTCTTTAAATCTAAACGACCTCGCAAGAAATGCAGGAAATTCAATTTCCCAGTTCTTTGGAGGAGGGAAGATCTTTGGATCGGGTTCTTATAAGATGAATGGAAACAATTGTAATTGGAGTACAGCTTCTCAGATGCCACAAATGTCGTCCAGTAATGGAGTGTTTACGGTGTCTCATCGGGAGTATATTGGTGATATTTCGTCTTCTACTGCTTATGTGACTCAACGAACTTTAGCTATCAATCCTGGATTGCCAGCTTCATTTCCTTATTTGTCTACAATAGCTAGTTGTTTTCAAGAGTATAAGTTTAAGGGACTCGTTTACGAGTTTAAATCCACTTCTGCTGATGCTTTGAGTTCAACAAATACTGCTTTGGGTGAGATTGCTCTGGTTGCTCAGTATCGAGCTGATATGCCAGTACCAACTACCAAGCAACAACTTTTGAATGAGATGTGGTCTCAAGATGGAAAACCAAGTGAAAATCTATTTCTTCCTATTGAGTGTGCACCTGTTGAAAATCCTTTGACGGTACAGTATGTACGAACTGGTGCTTTGTCCTCTAATCAGGACCAAAAGTTATATGACTTAGCGACGGTTAGTGTTGCGACGTCTGGTTCCCAAGCTGCGGCCGTGATAGGCGAGCTTTGGGTTATTTATACGGCTGAATTTAGAAAGCCAGTAATGAATGTTAGTGCTATAGGCCGGTTATCTGGCTCTAGTGCTCATTATGCGACCTTTACGGTCACTAGTGCTAATCCTTTGGGATCTGCACCTGTTAAACTGGTTGATGATATTGGTCTAGTTTTATCCACTGGTACTATTACTTTACCTGCCGGTTCGAATGGAACGACATGGTTAGTGATTTATACCACTTATGCTGGGACCTCGGTTACAAACCTTGGTCTATCTGCTGGAGCGGGATTAACAGTTAATAGTTCTTACAATAACGGAGCGTCCTCTTTTGGATCATCCGGTTCGACTACTACTTCCCAAACCACTTATCAAGAGTATACTGCTACTACTGATGGAACTTCGGTTGTCACCGTCACTGGTACCTTTGTTGGTACTACACTGGGAGATTTGACTGTCGTTCAAGTACAGCAGGGATCTAGTTAAACAAATTTAAGGCGCTGTAGAGCGCGATATTAAGTACTTTCTGGTACGAACTTGTTAGCTACCAGTTTATCGTAACGCCCCTATTTATGGGTCAAAGTCCACGACTTTGCGTAGTGTGAGTGACG